AAGGTAACTCACGAAGAGTTAATTTATTGGAGTTCATATTTAGAAATAAAAAGTGAGCGAGAAAAGGCAGAATATGACAAAATAAGAAAAGAAGCACAAACAAAACGAGCACGTTAAATGGCCGAGGCAATTTACGAAGTAAATATAAAGCTAAATGCTCAGAATTTTGAGCAAGAACTTAACACGTTAAAGAAAAAATTAGAAAGATTTACCAAAGAAGCTAAAAGAAAAAACGAAAAGGACCCAATATTTAAAAGAGGTAGAGAGCTAACAGTACTCAAATCTATTGAAACCACCAGAAATAAACTAAATGAACTGGATAGATTCGGTTTAAATACAGATAAAAGACGAGCCAAGTTAAGGCAAGCTGAAGATTTAGTAGCGAAAGGAAAGTTTAGAACTGCAAAAAACTTAGTAAATGAAGCACAATTATTAAATTTAAAAGATGCTGAAAATTTACGTTTAGCAAAAGAAAGATTAGCAGAGGAGAAAAAGCTAAAAAGAGAAAGGGAAATGCAACAGAAGTTAGCAAGTAAGCGTGTAGGAAGCATTATCAAAAGTGCTGCTATTGGTGGTGGTTTTCCTTTGTTATTTGGTGGAGGCATAACACAGGCTATACCTGGATTAATTGGTGGTGCGTTAGGAGAGGCAGCAAGTCCTGGCGGTGGATTTGCAGGATCTATTGCTGCAACAGCTTTAGCATCTTCGGCAACACAATTTGCTAATAGTGCAAGAGAGGTAGGTAATGCGTTAAAAGATCCAACAGAAGGTTTACAAAAGCTAAAAGATGCAGGATTTCAGGTAAGTGAGTCCACAGAAAGACAGATAGAGGCACTAATTAAGGCAGGAAGAAAAACAGAAGCATTAGAATTAGTACAAAAAGAATTTGCAGCAACTATAGGAACATTAGGTGTAGATAATCTTAAAAAACTAGATAGTTCTTTTGACGCATTAGATGATGCAACTGCAAAGTTAGTTTTAAAAATACAAGCTGATTTAGCTCCTGCATTTTTGACTATTATTGATTTAGCAACTAAATTTGTAGATTCTGTAGGTGCAGTACGGATAAGAGTAAAAGCAAAAGAATTGGATATGCCAGCTTTTAGAGATGCTGAAAGAAAGGCAACAGAAGCAGCAAGGGCAGCAAATCCCAACCAGTTATTTGGTGGTAGGCTATTTGACCCTACAAAACCAGGACCAGCTTCAGATGCTTACTTTAGAGTTCTGAATGAAGAGTCTAAAAAAATAGTACAGAAAAACTTACCAGGGTTTTTGGGTATAGATACTGGAGGAGATGGAACTAGAACTGGGAGTGTAGATCCTTTTGATATTAATTTAGAAAAGACTAAGTTAGAAAAACTTGTAAAACAGACAGAACACTACGAAAGAATATTAAAGGTAGGATTTGAACAGGCAGAATTAGAAAAACAAATTGCAGAGTTTAAAGAATCTGCTTCAGAGGCAGAGTTAAAAAAAATAAAGAATGGAGAAATAAACATAAAACAACTTATTGATGAAAATAGAGAAGCAAAAAACCTTGTTGATAATGCAGAAAAAGTAAGAGATTTATACAGTAGTATTGGAGATACCATAAAAACTGGATTAGTAGATGCTATTCAAGGTGCAATAGATGGTACTAAAAGCCTTGGAGATGTTGCTCGAAGTGTGTTTGCACAAATTCAAAGATCATTAATATCTTATGGAGTTGATTCTTTATTAAGTTCTCTTCCTGGAGGATTAGGCAAGGCTTTTGGCGGTGGAGCAGCAAATGGTGGACCAATAAAAGGAGGTAAAACATATTTAGTAGGAGAAAGAGGACCAGAGCTATTTACACCAGGAGTTTCTGGAATGGTTACACCAAATCATGCTTTAGGTGGCGGAACAAGTATAGTTGTAAATGTAGATGCTTCTGGTTCTAATGTGGAAGGAGATCAGGAAAGTGCTAATGAATTTGGTGAACAGCTTGCAACAGCAATTCAAGCTGTAATAATCAATGAAAAAAGAGTTGGAGGTTTATTAGGCTAATGTCTAACCCTTTTGATAATTTAAAACCTAAATATAATTACACCGTTTCAAGGCAACCAACCGTTAATGTTGTAAGTTTTGGTGATGGATTTGAACAAAGATTAACCAAGGGACTGAATCAAAATCCTATAACTTTAAATTTAAAATTTGATTTGTCACAAACAGATTCTACAAGTGCAATTACTTTTCTTAACGCTAGGATTACTGATGGTGCGTCATTTTCTTTCCTCGTTCCAAATGAAAACGTGACAAAAAAATTTGTTTGTTTGTCTTACAATACTGCTATAACTTTTTTAAATAGAGTTACATTAACCTGTTCTTTTAGAGAAGTATTTGAACCTTAATGGCAATTCCTTTTTCTGAATTAAATAAAATAAATCCAAGTTCTATTATTGAGCTATTTGAACTTGAACTTACTGTTGGTTTACATATTCCTAAAGATAATCCTAATAACTTAGATACTGTATTTAGATTTCATGCTGGTGCAAATTTAAATAACTTTGGACCAATTAGATTTAACGGTAATGATTATCAAAGAGTAGCTGTACAAATAGAAGGATTTGAAGATACAGGTAAGGGTACAATTCCAAGACCTACTCTTACTTTTAGTAATTTAGGCGGTATTACAAAAGATGGCACAGTAATGACTATGAGTGATTTTTTAGCAATAGTAAATTCAACAACTCCAGGTAATGATTTATTAGACGCAAAAGTTACAAGATTGATGCCGTTAGCTTCTGCTTTAGATAATGATAATTTTGTAGGTGATAATCCTTTTGGTACGCCTAGTACAGATAGATTACAGGATAGGATTTATTATATTGATAGAAAAGCTACTGAAACTAGACAGGTTGTACAATTTGAATTAGTAAGTGTTTTAGATATGCAAAACAAAAGAATACCTGCAAGAATAGTTACAAGAGAGGTATTTCCT